GTTCCCGGTGGTGCAATTAAAGACAATATTACATTCTTACCATACAAAGAACCATCAGCAACTTTATATCAACTATTACAAAATATTGTAGAAGAAGGCAGAAGGTTTGCTTCATTGGCAGATATGAAAATATCAGATATGAATAATCAAGCACCTGTAGGAACTACACTAGCTTTGCTTGAAAGATCATTAAAAGTTATAGGATCAGTGCAATCTAGGATTCATAATTCTATGAAGCAAGAGTTAAGAATATTATCTAGAATAATTTTTGATTATGGTCCTACAGAATATCCATATGATACTAAAGGTAAAGAATTAATTAAAGAAGATTTTGATGGCAGGATAGATGTAATACCTGTATCTGATCCTAATGCATCAACTAAGGCACAAAGAATAATGCAATATCAGGCTGCTTTGCAGTTATCACAACAAGCTCCACAAATGTATAACATGGAAGAATTACATAGACAAATGCTTGATGTGTTAGGCATAAAAGATGCAGATAAGATTGTTCCTCTTAAATCAGAGATATTACCAGCAGACCCTGTATCAGAGAATATGAATTTATTAAACAGTAAGCCTGTTAAAGCATTCATTTATCAGGATCATGAAGCACACATAAAAGTACATATGGCTGCCATGAGCGATCCTAAGATGAGGGAAATGGTAGGACAAAGCCCAAATGCAAATTCTATATTAGCTGCATTTACAGCCCATGTTACAGAACATATCGCATTTCAATATAGAAAAGAAATTGAAAAACAAATGGGTGCTCCATTACCGCCACCTAATGAGCCATTGCCAGAAGATATTGAATTGCGTTTATCTGAATTGGTATCAGAGGCTGCTGAAAGAGTATTAGCAGATAGTAAAGCTGAAGAACGACAAAAAGAAATAGAGGAGAAATTAGAAGACCCTGTAATCCAACAAAGAGACAAAGAACTTGATATTAGAGCATCAGAAGTTCAGAGAAAAATGCAAACAGATGCAGAGAAAATTGCAGCAGATTTACAGAAGTCAAAAGCAAATCAAGATATTGAAAAAGAAAGAATTGCATCACAAGAAAGAATTGCTGGTGCAAAAATTGGATTTGATGCTGCAAGCGAAAATGCAAAATTGTCTAGTAAAGAAACTTTAGAAGGTGTTAAGATAGGAAAAGAAATTGTAGAAACACTTTTTGAAGATAAAGAATGAGTGCATCACAAGAAAATATAGTTGAAGCGTTACAGAAAAAAATAAGAGAACGCATGAACGAACACGCAGACCACTTGAGTACAGGCGGCTGTCAGAATTTTGAAGAATACAAACATTTAACAGGTATAGTGGCTGGATTAGCATTAGTAGAAAGAGATATACTTGATCTATTAGAAATAGCAACACGCCAATAATGGTGCAAGGACCTAGACCTTAATCTAGAGCAAGGAGATAAAATGACAGAACCTGCAAAAAAAATTAAAAATAAAGACGAAGAAATTCGCAAAGCAAAGCAACTACCTATACCTAAAGGGTATAAATTATTAATAGCTTTACCGGAGATAGAAGAAACAACAAAGGGTGGTATTATAAAATCTACTCAAACAAAGAAGGTCGAGGAAGTCGGCTCAATATGTGGTTTCGTTATTACTATGGGTGAAGATTGTTATCAAGACGAAAAAAGATTTCCAAATGGTCCTTACTGCAAAGAAGGAGATTGGATTATTATGCGTTCTTATTCAGGCACAAGATTTAAAGTACATGGAAAAGAATTTCGTTTAATTAATGATGATAGTGTTGAAGCTATTGTCGAAGACCCAAGAGGCATAGTTAAGGTAGTATAATGACAAAACAAAATAAAACCGCAGATCAAGAAGTTACATCTAAAGAATTAGTTGCTGAAACAACTGAAGTAACTGAACCTAAAGAAACTTCAAATGAAGATAAATTTTTTGGTGTTAAAACAACTATAGGAAAAACACCAGAAGATAAATTAATTGAAAAAACAGAAAAATCTACAAAAGAAATTACAGAAGAATCTAATGAATTAGAAATTGAAGTAATTGATGATAGACCACCTGAAGATAGAAGATCACCAAAGGTTAAATCTTCTACAGATGATGATATAGAATCTGAAATTGACGGCATAGATGAGCAAGTTAAAAAAAGAATTAACAAGCTTAAATATGAATATCATGAAGAAAGACGAGCTAAAGAAGCTACAGAAAGAGTTAGAGAAGAAGCAATAGCTTATGCTACAAAAGTTCAAAATGAGAACAAAAGATTATCAGCTTTAATTAATAAAGGTGAAGAAGCTTTATTAGGGCAAATATCCGCTAAGGCACAATCTGAGTTGGAAAGAGCTAAAGCTGAATTTAAAGAAGCTTATGAAAGTGGCAATAGTGAGAAGATGTTACAAGCCAATGAAACAATTTTAAATTCATCTGTTGATCTTAAATCAGCAAATCAAAAAATTAGTTATTATGAACAACAAAAGGAAATACAGACTCAACAACCTGTAGCTCCACAACAAAATATTTCACAACAATTTGCACCACCCGACCCAAAAGGTGTAAAGTGGTTACAAGACAATAAATGGTTTGGTGATTCTAAGCATAAAGATTTAACAGGTTTTGCATATGGATTACATGAAACATTAATTAAAGATGAAAATATTCTTCCCACAAGCGATGAATATTATCAACAAGTAGATATAAGAATGCGTAAAGCATTCCCAGATTTTTTTGGAACTGAAAACCAAGCTGAAGATAGCATCGAAACAGATGTTGTTGAAACTGCGAGTTCTAAAAAACCATCGAGTGTAGTAGCACCAGCAGTAAGAAATAATGGTGCCATGCCTCGCAAAGTGCAGTTAACAGCAACTCAAGTCAACCTCGCAAGAAGACTTGGGATAACACCAGAGCAATATGCCAAGCAAGTAGCACAATTAGCTAAGGAGAGCAGAAATGTCTGAAGAAAAAAATATTGAAGTAACTGAAGAAGTTACTAGAGCCGCAAGAGAAACAGAATCTAGAGAAGTTCAAGCTAGACCAAAAACTAGCTGGGAACCACAATCTAAATTACCAAAGCCTGATCATCAAGAAGGCTGGGTATTTAGGTGGGTGGCTACAAGTATTCTAGGTCAACCTAACAATGTAAATGTATCTGCAAAATTTAGAGAAGGATGGGAACCTGTGAAAGCAGAAGATCACCCTGAACTAAACATGATCTCAGATCATGGCTCAGAATGGGCTACTAAAGGTAATTTAGAAGTTGGTGGACTGTTGTTGTGTAAAGCTCCAAAAGAGACTATGGCAGCAAGAGATGAATACTATAGGCAACAAGCCCAGAACCAAATGGATGCTGTGGATCACAATTATCTAAAAGATAATGATCCTCGTATGCCTCTGTTAAAACCAGAACGCAAAACAAGGACTACATTTGGCGGTGGCTCTAAATCATAATATTGCTTTGAGCTGCTTAATTTAACTTTATTTAAAGGAAATAGATATGTCAGCAACAGCGACACCAATGGGTGCTGAACCAGTCGGAACTTTAAGTGCTAGCGGCTCCTATACAGGAAAAGTTAGACACTATAAAATTGCGTCTAATACCGGCACAGCCATATTCTATGGAGATTTTGTAAAAATGACGAGTGATGGTGTGGTAGCACTAGATACTGGTACAACTACATTAACTCCAATAGGAGTATTCATGGGATGTTCTTATACAGACCCGAATACAAATCAAATGACATTCTCACAATATTATCCAGCTTCTACAGTTGCTGCTGATATTAGTGCTTATGTTTTAAACGACCCTTTTGTTGAAATGAGAATGCAAGGTGATGCGACCTTAGCTCAGACAGCATTAGGAAACAATGCAGCAGTTGTTCAAACTGCTGGTAGTACCTCTATTGGAAGAAGCAAAAACGCTTTTGATTCTTCTACTATTGCTACTACTAACACTCTACCTGTAAAACTTATTGAGTTCGTAAAAGGACCTGATAGTGCAGTAGGTGATGCATATACAGATGTAATTGTTATGTTCAATGTCGGACATCAATTATTAAACACAACCGGAATTTAATCTTTAGGAGGATAATATTATGGCAATATCACGCCCACAAATGATGAAAGAACTCCTACCCGGATTAAATGCTTTATTCGGTTTGGAGTATAACAAGTATGACGATGAGCATACTATGATCTACGAAACTGAATCTTCTGATCGTTCATTCGAGGAAGAAGTACAGTTAAGTGGATTTGGTCAAGCTACTGTAAAAAATGAAGGCTCTGCTATCAATTATGATAGTGCTCAAGAAAGCTTTACAGCTAGATATAACCATGAAACTATTGCATTAGGTTTTGCAATCACAGAAGAAGCAATCGAAGATAATCTCTACGATTCTTTATCTGCTAGATATACAAAAGCTTTAGCAAGAGCAATGGCTTATACCAAGCAAGTAAAAGCAGCAGTGCCACTAAATAATGGATTTACAAATTCATTCCAAAGTGGTGACGGAGTTAATTTATTTACTGCTAGCAGTGATGGAGTAACTGGCGGAGATGGACACCCTCTTGTAGATGGTGGAAAAAACGACAATAGACCATCAACTGGTGCCGATCTTAATGAAACATCTTTAGAAGATTCAATCATTAATATCGCAGCTTTTAAAGACCAAAGAGGTCTGCTTGTAGCGGCTAAACCTAAAAGACTAATTGTTCCACCAGCTTTACAGTTTGTGGCTACTCGTCTTTTAGAA